GGTTGACAGTATTAGGAAGGCACATTCAATCCACCCATCCCGACAAGTTCCAGGGACGCCAGAAGCAACCGAAACACAAAATCGCAGCGAAGGCTATTCAGGCCATGAATGTTGCGAAAGAAATCAATCGCCTTGCGCGGAAAGGTGTACGGTTCCTTCCGAAGAGCCGTCTGGATCGTACTACCATCGGCCTCGTAAATGAATGGCTGAAACAACAAACGGTCGATCCAGAAGCCAAGAAAACTCTCATGCTTGGCGCACTAGAAAACGTCGAAAGTTCGATCAGAACCGACAAACAATTTCTGGACTTACAGGCCTCGATCAAGCAGTCGTTGAAAACTTCGTCCGATGCAGTCCTCCCGGCTCTGTACTCCAAATCGACTTGGTTCGACACAGAGACGGCAAGCGAAATCTTGAAGTTAGCGTACGCCCTAGGAAAAACGTGGAGCTTTGCGGTTCACCTACTCCTATTGTACGGTTTAACCGCTATGGCGGAAGAAGTGAGTTCTGGAAAGCTAAAACCGCCGACGCTAATGGCGCATCCGGCAAAGGAAACATTGAATGACTTTCGATGAAACGATTAAGTCTCTTACACCCGCATTCAAACATATTGCATTCATTGAACCCTGGACAATGGGCGGCAAAGTGGGGGGGCGTCTTATTGTGCGCCACCACGACGATCTGCCTAAGGTCTTTGGGTATGTCTGGAAGTTCCACCCTTCTTACAATGGGCCTCTTCAACCCGGAGACCTGGTTTTCCATCCGCGTTATGCTAGTGAGCTTATTAGACAGGGTACGCAGGACGTTAATGGCAAGCCTGTAAATTGGGAATTACACGCAATCGACGTTGAGGTTATCGAGGCGGTAATTGACAGGAATGGCATTTTCGACGTACAATCGAAAGATGCCACTGCCGACACCTCTGCCCAAAAGCGCGAGCAAGTCCAAAAAGAAGGCGCGAGCGAAAAGCGTCATGGACGAACTTACCCACGGGCCAGTGAATAGCCCAGCACGAAAAGCTACGTCTGGGAAGCAGCGGCAGAAGCAAAATATAGCGATCATGCTCAAGAACACAGGCCAGTCGAAAGGCAAGAAACGTGGCAAAAAGTAAAGGTAATTTCATTCAGAAGGCTACGGCCAAGATGAAAGAGAAAGGTACTCTGGGGTCCTTTGGTAAGGCAACTCCTAAGAAGATCGCTGCCGCGAAGAAAAATGGCGGCAAGGCTGAAAAAAAGGCCGTCTTCGCTCAGAACATGAAGAAAATCGCTCAGAAGAACAAGAAAAAGTAATGCCAAAAGGTGGGGCGCAACAGCCCAAATATCCAAATCCGTCGCCTTCTCCATCGTCATCTCCACAGTACGACCAAGATATTGGTGCTGATGGCAAACCTGTTAGTTGGCCGAATCTACTTGACAATGATCGTATTCACCTTTTGAAGGTCAGCGGAGTAAATAAAACCTCCTTAGGTCGTCTTTCTCCTCCAGGTAAACCAAAGAGTATCAAGCCCTACTAATGGCTACTAAAGTTGATAAGTCACTGCATAGTGAGTGGAATACCACTACACAAGGTGTAAATACAAAAGTTCCGAAAGGTACTATTTTCGTTACAAATAACGGTGTTGATTTAGATCGTCACGGTAATCCTATCAACTCGCCATCGCCAAAACCTTCAATCGGTTCTCTAACTCCGAAGCAATCGCCTAAGAGTATTAAACCTTATTAGCTTTCAGGAACGCCTGAAAAAAGCCGAGAAACTCTCTCAGCCGCTCAAAAACGCAACGCTCACGCATGACGCTATTCTGGCAAAACAACGCCGGAAACCGAAGCGTGAAGCTACTGCTTTTACCTCGTCTTTTAGCTCGTCAACGTCCGAACCAATCCCAATGGACGGTGATGAGCTTTTTGATTTTTGTAACGATGTTCTAGGATTCACCCTTGAAGAGAAGCCGCACCGTGAACTTTGTCACTGGATCGCCAGACAGTTCCCCGATCTCCGTTTTCCCCCTGAGAGACCTTCCATCCATGCCGTGCTCCTGTGGCCTCGGGGTACTTATAAGTCAACCGTACTTACCCACGGAGTTCCGTTGTACATTCTGTGGAAGAATCATAATGCGGCAGGGCTTATCACAGCGCACAGACACGACGTCGCAAAGTTGCGACTCGGTGCCTGCAAAAAAACAATCGAGCGTGGAGAAAAATTCCGCGAGTTAGTCGGCAACTGGAAGCCGGATTTCAAAGAAGATAAGTGGTCTGAGGAAGCGTTCACGATTACGGCGCGAACGATGAACCTCATTGATCCCTCCTTGGATACAGCCGCTGTCGGTCGCCCAAAAGACGGCTCTCACCCTCACTTCATCCTGGCAGACGACGTGCAGAGCAAGGAAAACTCGGCTACGCCGGTTATGCGCGAGAACGTCTACCAGCACATTCGAGACTTATATCCGCTGCTGCAGCCGGGTGGTACAATGATTGTGATCGGGACTCGCAAGCATACACAGGATGTGTACGGCAAGATTTTTGAAATCAACGAGGAACTTATGGCGAAGAATTTACCGCCACTGTTCAGCGTCGATATTCGCGGTTGCTACGTTGGCGAGACTAAGGAACTGTTCTTCCCAGGTCGTCTGACTGAGGAGTTCCTGCTCACGCAGCGGATTGCTATGGGCGACAAGGACTTTGCTTGCGAATATCTGAATGAGCCCATTGCGGAGGGCGACAAACTCTTCACGCGCCAAGGTATCACAAAGTACGCGCAGAGCATGGAACTTTATGTGGACGCGCTCGAAGGTGGTGGCCTCATTATTACGAAGGCAGGAGAGCAAATTCCTGTCAACGTGTCGTTCGTCTGGGACCCGGCAGGCCACAAACCGTCTGATATTTCGGACTACCACGGCATTACAGTATGTGGCTGTGACGTCGATAACAATTGGTGGATTCCTGCTGCTCGCCAAATCAAAGGAACACCCCACTATGTCATCAATCAGATGATCGGAATGATCGTCCGGTACAAACCGAAGACAATCGGCATCGAAACTGTGTTCCGACAGGAAATGTGGCTTTGGCTTTTGCGCCAGCGTCTAGAACTTATGGACATTGAATGCCCCGCATTCATTGAAATTGAGTCCAAAGAAGCTAAATACAGCCGCATTGAAGCCATTCAACCGAAGGTTTTGGAAGGCGGGATCATTATTGATCCTGCTTGTGTGAACCTAATCAAGCAAATGGTGGACTATCCCGAGGTCGCCCACGACGACTTGATCGACTCTTTGGCCGCTCACCTTCTTGTAGCGCATCCGCCAAAGCCGAATAACAAGAAATTTGTCGATAACGACGATTTCTTTGACGATATTTTGAACCAAAGTGCAACTTCTGACAGCCAGCTTGGGTTAAAGGGTATAGCAGGCCTTAACTCGACCCGGTATGGTAGACAAGCAAGGCAAATCTAAGGTATTATTGGTGTATCCATTAAATTCCTAGGAAGAAATCAATGAGTATGCCAAATTCTGCCCGCCAAGGTAAGCGGATGCAATACAAAGACGGTCACGCCGTCTCTCTACAGGCCCGTATGGGTCAAACTGCCCAACCAGAAGCCGGTAAACCGGGCTGTCTGTTTGAAATGATGGGTCAGGGTCACGATAAACATCGTAAATCAAAGGGCCGTCCGAGCTTGAACGCCTCGATGGGCCAAGGTGGTAAGTAATGAAGATCAGTTCAAAGGTAAAGTCTGGCCGTAAACGGGCCGAACACCCGTCTGACAAGGCTAATATCAAGTCGATCAAGAAAGGCCGCGAAATGCAGCCGTTTGATATGCCCGGCCGCAAGATGAAAGGCGAGGTTCGCAACCGCAAGGAAGAGAATACCGTCAGCAAGGGTAACGAAAAGCCTGCAAAAATTGGTGGCAACAAAAAGCGGAAGAATTTCCTGAACAAGAAAAAGTAACTTGAAGGTTACGACCACAAATACCCCGGAGCAAATGGTTGCTCCGAAGGGTTCAAATATTCCTGAGGAAATGTGGACGCCCCTGGGCATCTCATTGTACGAAGGGATTGTAGACAGCCTCTCAGATCGTCAGCAGTTCGATGAATTGCTTGACTATTACAACGATCTGTATGAAATGAACACCCAACCTACGGACGATCCGTGGCCGGGTGCTGCATCTATTTGTGTGCCGCTTGTGGCGACTATGACCGAGACAGTCATCAGTCGTCTGGCTTCGGCAGTCTTTGTCCCACGATTGTTTATTGTAAATGGCAACACCTCCGACGCCGCTCAGACTCAGCACGAAGTCGAACGGTACTACAATGCAGAGTTTCGGCGCAACAAGTATCTTCCCAAGATGCTGGAAGGTCTACACCGCTCTGCCCTTGACGGCACCCACATTATGGAGTGCCTCTGGAAAAAGAAAGTCACTAACCGCAAGGTCCTAGTGTATGAGCCCGATCCGAGCCAGCCAGACGGCAATGGCAACTTTAAGAAGGTCGGCAAAGTCCAAGAAATTGAAATGACAGATTGGGATGCCTTTGACCCACAACCTGTCGAATTGCGTGACTTTATCGTTGGCCCTGCTTGGGCAAAGTCAATTGAAGAAGCCGAGTTTGTTGCCCGCAAACTCATGCTCACCGAGAACCAACTCAACGAAATGGTCGAAGCTGGAACCCTCAAACGTGAGTGGGTCGAGCGCGCAATCCAATACCTCACCAACGGAGACAATGAACTAGGCAGCGATCCTCAGGGAACTGCTACATACGAGTTGGGGGGCACGATTAACATTGGCAACGCCGGGACGATGACACCGGAGTCGTCTCAGCGTGAACCCGGCTACAAAATGCGCGGGGCACTCCGTGTTTGGCGTGTTCATTCCAATCAGTATGATCTTGACGGGGACGGATTTCCCGAAGAAAACGTCTTCTGGGTACACGATAATTCACAACTTCTTCTGGGATATGAACCCTATGCATATTGGCATGGGCGGCGGCCATTCGCTCGCCTTTGTCTCATGCCTCGTCCTGGCCGTTTTTACGGTTTTGGAGTGCCGGAGCGTCTGCGTTCGATCCAAGAAGAAATGAATGCACAGCATAATCAGCGTCTAAACTATATGGACCTGATTCTGCAGCCTACAATTTACGAAGTTGACGGCGTACAGCCAGAGGATGATAAGCATCGCTGGGGTCCGCATGCGCGCTTCAAAGTCACAAAGCCTGACGACATTGGTATTGTCCAAGTCGGTGACGTTCCACCTAGCACCTGGCAGCAAGAAGTTATGCTTATGCGCTACGCCGGACAGCTTGTTGGTCTTGAAGGACCGGGCATGCCAATGACCGGAAACCAAAAGATTCCCGCTAAACAACAGCAGGCATATCAGCAATCAGCTAACATTCGTCTCGACCTCATGGCGCTTAATGTGCGCGAGTGGATCGAAGAAATTTTTTGGCAGTGGCACCATCTCAATTTGCAGTTCGGCAAAGAGACGATGCAGACCACTGACAATTCCAATGGTCAGCCCGAACGCCTTAATCTTGATAAGGCCACTCTAGCCAAAGACTATGAGATGGCTGTCGCGGGTATGGAAGGCCCACTCGACCGGGATAACCGGCGAATGGACACTCTGACGCTTTACTCCTTACTTCTCCAGAATCCGTTGGTGCAGGGAAACCTCGCTCGCGTGTGGAGTGCAACCATGATGGTGCTAGAGGAGTTTAACCGGCCCGACGTTCCGGCGATCATCGGTACAATGCAGGATGCTCTCAATCAGCAACAGCAGCAGGCACAGGCGGCTCAACAGCAGCAAGAAATGCAGATGAAACTCGCTATGATTGAGCACATGAACAATAACAACGGTGGAGGCGGCAAACCTCAGGCGAAGCCACCTCAACCATTGCAACGCCCACAATCGCCGGGTCCGGCCGAACCGACTGAGGTTCAAAGTCCGCAGCAACCCGGACAAGGACAACCAGCACAATAGCTACCACAAAAATCGAAGAACTTCGCGACCTGTTTGATACTCCCGCATGGGAATATGTCATCGAATACATGACTGATATGGCTCGCAAAGCTCGCAAAATTCTACTCTCTATTGACCTCGATGATCGAACGCGACTACTTGCTGTCGGAAAACTGCAAGCATATCACCGCTTGATGCAGCAAATCTATCAAGATGCTGAACTCAAGTACCCGCCCCGTTTACAAGAATTGTTCACGGGTCAATACGAGGAATAATGCCAGAGATTGAATACAATGGCGAGCCCGATGACCAAGTAAATGGTCCTGGGTTCGAGGAAGAGACTGAAGTTGACGAGTTTGCTAAATACCTTAGCGACGACGATGACGACGAAGGTGGCGACGATGATGCCAAGAAAGCAAAGGCTGAAGAGGATCGCCTCCAAGCACTTGTTGACGGCAAACTAGCCCAGCGTCTGGGCCAGGAACGTCAGGATCGAGACAATGAGCCTGTTGTTCGCGAGGAACCGCGCCAGCAGCAACAGCAGCAGCAAGGCCCGTCCTTAGACGAGACGCTAGACAAAATGGCGAAGGAGCTTACAGAAGACTTTGCCGAGAGTCCTGAAAAGGCGCTCAAGAAAATGTTGTCGCTCAATGCGCGAATTGCGTCTGATGCAACCGCCACTGCGACAGCCCGTGCCAATAAGCAGTCAATTGACTTCTATTTGTCGCACAAAGAAACAACTGATCCGGAATTCAAGGAATACGGGGACGCACTTCGCAAAAAAATTGATGCGGTTCCGGCCAATGTTCTTGCTCAGTATACGCCAGAAGGCCTCCGAGCCGCTCTGGAACAGGAAACCGATGCGGCTTACGGCCGCATGATGCGCGACAAAGCTAATAAAGCTCGCGGTCAGAAATCTTCGGCTGTGCCCGCCTATGGTGGCGGTAATGCTGCGCCTTCGTCGCGGTCATCGCGAGCGTCTGCCCAGTTTACAACTGAAGAAAAACGCCTCATTAAGATGGGCGAAAGCGCCAAACTAAGTAAGAAAGACATTCAAGAGCTTCTTGACGAGAATCGCAAGAATCGGGGTCGTAACTAATGCCACGTATGGAAGAACAACTAGCGTCGGGGGCTAATGCCGCTGTCCGCAAGTACAAAGAAGGGGTCTCGAAACCGGGTGCAAAAGTCATTATGCCTGGCGGACACGCGCAGGACGCTGGAAAGTATCTGGCAACAGCCTACAAGTTCCGAGATGCTACTCACGTATTTAACGATCCCGAACGGTATCTCATTCATCCTAAGCCGGGACACCACTACGCCTGGGCCGAATTCCACATTGGCGGAGGCCGCCCGCGCGAAGGCGCGATGCGCACGGAGGCGATGGTTCGCAAAGAATACTATCGACCCGTCGAGCCAAGCGAAATCAGAAAGGATGCTGACCTGCCCTACAGCACCGGAACGACCAAAAAGCGCGTAGAAATCTACGACGTCATGTTAGTCGAAATTACGCCAGAGGCCTGGGAACGGCTGTATGAGCTTCGTGAAGCTCTGTCAGTTATGGCTCTGACACGGCATTTTGAGACGGCGTACAACACAATGTCCTCAGAAGGCGCGGAATTTGACGTCGATGCCAGTGTTGGCAAGGACGGATTCCTTAAAAACTAAGCTCGGCGATTAGCAGAAACGATAGCTTACTACGGCCCCCTTTACAGGGGGTCGTTTTTTGTTGTACACTAGGGATACAAATCTTTTCCTAAAAGGTATCTCTCCTTGGCAACACTTCAATATAGCGAACCAGCTATCTTTGGTGCCGAATCTCAAGTCAGTCCGAATGCATATTCGTACCCGGCGGCCGCAGGCCACACGGGCACTTCGGTTATCAACCGTGGTGATCTTGTTCTTCTGACTTCGACCTCCGTGGGCACATTGCTCCGCGCTGCGACAAACTCGGCCACTCTAGTAGCAGGTCTCGCAGTTCACGGCGAACAAGCCGTCTGGAATTCTTCGACAACTGGGGTCGCAATTGGTGGCGCAGGTCTTCAAAACCTGTTCGGCGCTGCCTCGGTGACAAATAACACGACAATCGGGCTACTGCCTGGTGACGTCGGTAACGTCCACGTTTACAAACTTCTGGCTGACCAACTGATCGAGATTAACCTCTCGAACACAACTGGCTGGCTCACGGGTGGCACACAGCAAGCCTCGTACGGTACAACCGGCGGGATTCTTCTGGACGCGACCTCGAACTTGTTCGTGTTCGATCCAACCCAATCCAATAAAATTATGACCGTCTACGCCAAAGTTGATGGTCCGAACCGTGGCACCGTGGGCGACCTGGGTGCGCGCGTTCTTGTTTACTTCAACGGCGGGGTAGTCTAAAAAATGGCTTCGG